TCCTGTCCTATTACTCCAATCAGTCTTATCAAAATAAAAATATTTACTAGATCCTGATCCTGAAAATGTTGGTGAGTTAATAAGATTAGAATCGTTACCATTTAACGTTAAGTCATAAATTGTATTACCCGAGCCAGAATAACAATCTGGATCTGAGAAATCATATTTAACTTTTAAACTGCCTGATGGTATAGCCATAACTAATTCCTCATCCCACTCTGATGCTCTAATAATTCAAGCCTAGTCTGACTTTGAGCTACTTTTGTATGTAATTCTAATTGATGTTTATCTAATGTCTCAACTTTATTAACTAGTTTTTCCATGCTACGATCAAAATTTTGTAACTTAATATCTAATCCACTTATTTTAATTTGCATATTAACAAATCCAGTTATTAAAAGAACTGCATTACTTAAGAAAAATACAAGTATTTCAGACCAGTTAATGTTTTCCATTAGTTGTAATTAACCTCTGTTTTAGCAGTTTTAAATATTCCTTGAGAAATAACATCATCAACACCAACAACTAAGAAATATCTAGTAACGTTTACATCATTAACTATCTTTATCTTGTCATCAAATCTTACATCTATATTGTCAGGAAAAATAAAGAGGTATTCATCTTTGTTTGAGATACCGCCGCCTAATGGTTCTTCTTGATATTGCTTATGTACTATTCTTGCTTTTACTGTTGCAACAATCTTATAGTCATTATAAGTACCGCCAAATTCATCAGTAAAAGCTTCTGTTCTTAAGATTTGAACACTATCAGACATCATATAATCTGCTGACACCCCTCTTAATCTATTTAGTAATGAAAGTGGGGTAGGCATTATAGTATTCCAAATGATCTGTAAGAAGATGCCATTTTATGACAGTGCTCAATTAATTTATTTAAGTCTACTTTTGTTGCTCCATCATCAGTGTTAATAAGATTTGCACAGATAGAAGCTTTTCTCATCCATCCTTCTCTGGCACTAGCTCTTACATCATAAATTTCAACATTAGTAAAACCAACATCCATCCAAGCTAAACTCCAAGAAGTGTTTGGAGGAGTTACGCCGTCAAAAAAAGTTTGATTAACTGCATAACCAATTTGTGGAAAAACTGGCTCAGTAGTACCACTAGTGCCAGCAATAAAACAACTATAAACACGTCCGTTAGGAACAGTAGGAACAATTTGAGTTCCAACTTCATAATATGTATTAGCTTCCCAAGTGGAGAATCTTTTATGTTCATCAATTAGTTCTCCTAAAGCATTAGAGTCTAATTCAGGAAAGCTATCCGCTTGTATCATCCATGATAATTTTTTTATTGCTGCTAATCTTGAAAGTGGCATCTTTGTTTTCCTTAATGTTATATATTATTTTACGATATATAGATTAAACATAAAAAAAGAGAGGATTTCTCCTCTCTTTTTTTATCCTCCCCAGGATTAGTTGTTAGCAACAAGTACTGCAATAGATCCACAAACGGATGCTGTTGGAAGATCGTGATATTGGAATCCAAATCTTTCTGTTGCACGGAAGAACAAGGAGTCAGAAATGAAGCCTGCTTGATCTGATACTTGAATTCTAAGATCTCTACGTGATCCCATAATTGCACCAGTACTCATGTTACCAAACAATGCAAGAGCAGTGTCAGCAGCAGGAGTTGGGTCAGCACTTAATACCTGAGTATAAATGACAGGATATCCAAATAATGTTGGATTTGGTCCTGGAGCTGCCATTAAATCAAACACGCCGTTTCCGCTTAAAGCATCGAGGTCGTTCATAACAACCTGTTGATAGAATGCACGGTTCATATAGAACGCACACTGACCTGGACGATCAGCATACTGAGGAATAGCTGCAGTCAATTTACGGAGGTCAGCAAGAGTAGTAGCATTCCAGTTGCCAGTAACGTCTGCACCAGTGTAAATCCAACCTGCATTGTTTCCACCGTTTACAGCAGCAATTGCAGAAATGACACCAGTAATACCACCATAAGTAGATGTACCATTACCAGTAAATGTTGCAAGGTCTTCATTATATGCCATTACATATGCCATATCTTGAGCAAGTGAAGCACCAACATCAACAATACTATCTTCATTAAGTTCAGAAGATACTTGAGTAAGAATAGCAAGTTTCTTAGCAAGAATTTGAACGTTTGAGAAGGTAATCTGTGATTGAGTAATGTTGGTGTTTTCAGCTGGCCAGTAAGCAGTTGTTGAAGCTGTGTTTTTAGGAACGTTCAAGTTGTCTGAACTCATTCCCATAATACGAGCATTCTGTCTCATAACACCATACTGATCACGGAGGAAGATAACTTCACGAGCAAGAATCTGTGGAACAAGGAATCCACCGTCTGCATCTGTAGCTTCGTTCTGACCTTTGGTGTAATAACCATTTTCAACTAACCAAGAATGAGCTTTCTTGTCATTACGGCCAACCATTTTAGCCAACTGACCAAAAGCATAACCCATTTTTTCTTTATCTGAACGTGATTCAGGAGAAAATACTTTTACATTTTTATAGGATGAAGATCCTGGAATAATAATATCAGACACTTTTTTTACCTCAGAGTTTGTAGTTGTAGGAATTTCTGAGAGAGCTTTTAACATATCAGCCTTCTTTGATAATTCCTCATTTTCATTAAGCATTTTTTGAGCAACTTCGATATCGCTATCTTCTTGCTCTAAGATTTCAGTAGCCTTGATAGCATTCTCGCTAATCTTGGCTTGGATTTCTTCAAGATTCATAATTTTTCCTTTTATATCTGTGCGCTTTAGATATTTTTGAATGATTTAGCTTTTTCAAGAAGAGCTTTTCTCAATTCTGCTTTATCATCATTTGTTTTTATTTGTGGTTCTTGAGATGGCTCAACATCACGCTGAGCATTCCAAACCAGATTAGCCAATTGTTTAGATTGACTTCGTGAAATATTTCCTACATCACGCAGGATTTTCTCCACTTCTTTAACAGATGAAAGCTTAATATTCTTTAAGGCTTCATCCATCATCATTACAGATTCATCTACCATTGAAGCAGATATATCATCCACTTTCATTTTGTTAAACAAATCAAGAGCTAAACTATGGAATTTCATAAGAATAGCATCTGCATCTTCTGCAGTACCATATTCTAAAACACTTACCATAGCATATTTAAGCTTCATTAACAAACATTTCATACCATATTTGAAAACATCAAGATTAGAATCTTCAAATACAGTTTCAGCAATCATACTAGGATCAGAACCAACAGCTATAGAACCTTCGACCATGTCATCAATATCGTCGTATTCTTCATCATAGCCTTCATTCTTCATAGTATTCATTTTGTCAAACATCATGCTCATATAAGAATCATAAGACTTATCATCCATTTCCGCTAATTCTTCTCTTGTGTATGGAATAAATCTACCTGACTCATCGTAATATCTTTTTACAGATGCCATATTTCTACTCTCCGCTGGTTGAGGGGTTAATGATGCTTCAGCAAGGTTCCATCTTTTAATTTCAAAACTCTTACCTACTGGCATTCTATCTACCATATGACTTGCTGCTCCTGATGAGAAACCTAATTTACCTTTTTTAGCAAGGTCATAAATCATCTTGGCATATTCATCTGCCATGTCTAATTGAGCTTCATACCAAAGACCACTATCAGTCATTTTTAAGGATCCATAGCCAATCTTTTTAGTTTTAACTATTGGATCCATACCATGATTGTAATATAATCCTAACTTATGAGAAGAACCATCAGAAAATTCCATACCAAAATCAGTACTTTTGGTAAAATAATCACGCTCAAGATCAGTATCTTCAGGATTACCAAAGCGTACAAGATAGCCCTTAACCATTCCATTACCAACAGCTTTAAGTGTTGAGCCTTGAAATACTTTAACACTTTTGATAGGATCAGGAATAACTCTTAATGCATCAGCTCTATGCACAACAGTTTGCTCAGTAAGAACGTCATTACCACTAGAATCTCTCTGTACTAATTTAATAACATAAACTGGATCATCTTCTGTTCCTGTTAAAGTATAATCAGAAATAGAAGATTCTGCTGGACCGTCTTTTTTAATATCCACAATTTTACCTTGAGCTTTACCACCGCTGGCATTCCACTCAACGTAATCATCCATTTTTATATCTTCTGGTTTTGCTTTTATCATAACAGTCCTCAAAATTTAAAACTTATAATATATTTTACGATAATTAGGATACAAAAAAACATTATAACTTTATTGTTATAATGTTTTTTTGTTATTGGGTGTTTTTATATCTGAGTTCTACTAAGAATAAATTATACTCCATAAGTGTTCATATGCTCTATAACTCTTTCATCTCTATTGCCTGAAAGAATGTGTTTAGCAAATATAATTCTTGCTGATGTAGAGGTATGATCTATCTTCTCCTGGATATATTTCTGATGCCAATCTTCAGCTAGTTTTTTAAGATTTTCTATTTCTTCACGTAATTTATTATTGTCTGCCAACACTGATTTATAAAGATCATATCCTATAGAAACATTAGAACTATTTCTTCTTTCTGCATCCCTGTATTGCATCTCTATAAATGCAGCTAATCCTTTATCAGCATCATTTAAAATTCCATAATAAATCTCATAAACACCTGAAGTTACATATTCAAATCCTGGCAAATCAACACCAAGATAAACTCTAATATGGTTTTTCTGCATTAAAGGTTGAAACTTAACCCAATAAGAATCATTGAGTCTATATTTATAAGTGTCCCAAAGATCATTGCTATCCTTAAAATACTGGTCTACTATTTCTTTAATCTTTTCTGTCATACATACTTCCATGATTTGTATCTTCTAATTTGATTTATATTTCTTCTGCAAACATTAAACAATTCTGAAATTTCTTTATCAGATTTACCTAATATTGCCATGTTTCTAATGCTTTTCACATCTTCAACAGTTAACTTTACAGTGTTATGATTACCTGTTAAAACGTTGTCAATTATATTACTTTTTCTAGTATCTTCTCTAATATGACTTGGATTTACACAGAGCTTATTATAACATGCATGGCAACACTCATAACCAGGATTTATAGTTCTACCAAGAGAATATTCTTTTGAAAACTTGTGAGCATAAAAGAATTTTCCTTTATGACGTAAACAACCATAACCTGATTTATGTACCTGACCAGTCCATATCCAACATGACTCAGAAACATCAACTTGTTTTAAGAATTTATTGTAGATTTCTTCAGTCATTAAAGTTTCTCAACAATACAATCTTGTCTAATAAACTGTAATGTAAGGCATAAAAAGGTACATTACTCTTATCTAATGTTTCTTCTAATAAATGTAATGACACAACAGCTTTATCATTACTCATAATAAATAATAAGATGCAATCATACTTATAAAATTCTACTTTTACTTTCTTACCAGCATCAAATATATAAAAAGTATTCTGATTTGTTCCATCTAATACTTTTTGCACTAGTTTTTCAAGCTTAATTGGCATATTATCAGCTTTATTAGCAGCAATAATATACTTTTCTTTAAGCTTTTCTATCTTATCTTTGAAACATTCCTTACAATGTGGCATATCTCTCATGTCATAATAGTCTAATAAACCATAAAAAGGTTTAATACTATTACAATTTACACATACATTAGGCAGATTTTGCTTCATATCCTTCTATAAATTCCTTCTTTTCTTTTGCTGATAAAGCTTCAAATGCACTTAACTGACTTAATATATCAGAAACTAAAGTGTGAACTAATATTCTTCTTGATAACATTCTCTTGCTAAAGCTATTAATTACTAGTTCTTTCTCTTCTTTGCCAATCTTTACCTTCTTCTTAGCAACATAATAAACACCATGCATCTTAATAGTTGCTTTGATATAGTAAAAATCTAAATTTTCTAAATCTAATCTTGTTTTCAATTTTTCCATATTTACATTATACCATTTTCTGTTATAAATAAAAGTGAGGTAAGATATTTTATGAAGTTTTTTTTGAACAGCCAGACACCTAATGAGCGATATAGCTTTAATGTTAAGTATGATCAATTTGGAAATATAGTACATAGAAAAAGTATTGATACCAGTGAAAAGATCTTGATAAATGTTTTTGAAAAAGAAGTACTAAGCTTATTAGAAAACGACAATAAGGTTTTCACAATGATAGAGCTTGGTAGTAATCAGTGTTATTATTCTATCATGTTTAAGGCTATGTGTAAGCATTTTAAGAAGTCTAGTGATGTATTCCTAGTAGAACCTAATCCAACACATTTACAAAGAGGTATTGAAAATTTCTCTATGAATAATTACAATGGCTATTTTAACAGCTTGATTATTGGTGAGAAGGAATCCCTTAAAGAAGACTTAGACATTAGCTCATTACCAGGAGGAAGTGAATACCTTTTTGGATGTAAAGTTATGACAATTCCTTTTAGACAATTTGTAAAGAATAATCTAAATGAAAACTGTGAAGATGGGGTAGACATTCTTCATATGGATGTTGATTTTGCAGAGATGAGTGTATTAGAAAGCGGAAAAGAATTATTCGCTGATAAATTTTTTAAAAAAGTATTTATTAGTACTCATAGCATTGATCTTCACAATAGAACTAAAAGCTTTATGCTAGGTTATGGATACAATTTAATACATGAAGAAACTAATAACGTAGTAGGTAATGACAGACTATTAGTTTTCGTTAAATAAACTTGCAATGTTATAAAGCTGTGATATTATAACACTAGAGGTAATTATGGAAAGTTTAGATTTTAGTAAGTTTCTTCTTCTAGTGTTGAACAGTAATTTGTCTGATGATGTTTTAGATCAGGTATTAAGGAGTGCTGATCTAGGAATATTTGATGTTGATTATGTAGTAAAGAATAGCAAATCTACTAAAGATCAAAAGCATTCATTAGTAGCTTAAGAAAAAAAAGGATCATTATTCTTAATGATCCTTTTAACAAACAAAATAAAGTTATCAAAGGTTTTATACAATTATGCTATAGAATTCTCTTTGATATAGAGGTTTAGTGCATCTTTAACTTCTGGATGATGATTGGTAAAGAAAGAAATAAGGGATAGTAGATTACGTTGTTTCACAAATGTTTCTGCTTTTGTAAATTCATAAACATTCTTCTTTAATGCCCTATAAACATCTTCATCACCATCAGAAAATTTTAAGATAGCATCATATAAAATTTCTTTGCTTTTCATGATAGTAGTGTATCACAAATTGTAAAATACTTAATGCACATGTATGGTAGAATGGTTTGTTGCTAATGGTTTGTTTCTTTTCTTTTCTTTAAAATAAAACCCTAGATTTTTCTAGGGTTTTATTCTTGCATTACTTTATAACATATGCTATTATATTGGTGTAGGAAGTTTAGTTTGAAAGGTTTAGATTAAGATGAATGTTTCAATGATGATGTTGTTTCCAATAACCACTTGTTTAAAGAAAAATGGTATTGAAGAAAATACGATTGATGCTTTTATGCCAAAGACTACATGCAAAAAAGTTGGTAGGAGATATGTATATTCTTCTAGTCCTGTAAACTGGGATGCTATCAAAGAAGTAAGCAATATCTCTGATAACAATATTCTTGAAATTATTGAGCTTGCTAAAAAGTGGCAATCAAAATCTTCTAAAGAAATATTTGATTATAAGTTTTAGTTAGAAAAAAAGGAGAGCATTTGCTCTCCTTTTTTTTATTCTTCTTCATCTTTTAGTTTTTGAACTATATTTCTAGACCAAGTAAAACCAGCATCTCCACCCCACAGATCCC